CCCTCGAAGACGACGACACGCCCCGGAGCGTAGCGACCAGCGTTGAGATCAACCCCTGATGTTCAACTCGTCCCATCACCGCAAAGCGGTCGCTCGTAGCGTTGAGCGCTCCCTGAACCGGGAATGCGAGCTACACGAGACGACCGGGGACGGGCGAGGAGGACAGACGTGGAGCGCCGCCCACACGGGCGTCGGATGCATGGTCGCCCAGGACAACGACCCAGAAATCAGCCGGGAAAGCCGGCGAGAGGTCAACCGTTCTTTGTACATTTTCCTGTTTGCGAAGGATGCACCGGTACAGGAGCATCACCGGATCGTCCTTACGGGCCGGTCCGGCAACGAGCGGACGTTTGCGGTCTCCAGTATCGGGCCGCTTGCGCAAGAGGATGCTCACTTGAGAGTTCGCGCAGAAGAGATCACCGACTGATGCCGTCTTCTCCCGTAGGCGACGAGCTGGAATCGGACTGGCGAGTGGTCGTGGAGAATGTGGCCCGGTGGCTGAAGGACCTTCACGACAAGCTCGAAGAGGTCGTGGAGGAATACACGGAGAAGGTGTTCGATGAGGCGATCCGGGAGGTGCCTGTAGACACGGGAAACCTGAGGAGCACGATTGAGACGGTCCTTGAGAAGAAAGCGATGGAGGTGGTCAAGGGCTACGTGGGCACGAAGAAGACTGATTACGCCCACTACGTCCACGAGGGCACGTTCAGGATGGACGGGAGACCTTTTCTCACCGACGCCCTCAAGGCGAACGCTGAGGAGTTCGTGAAGGCAATCATCGCGACTATCAAGAAGCACGCTCAAAGAGCACACCGCTACAAGTAGTGCCCACTCGCCGAGGGAGTGATCGGACCGATCTGACAGATGATGTGCTGGGCCTCGTGCACGACACGTTGGACGAGGCCGTGACCTACGACGGGCGCGACGTTCCTCACCGGGAGCACCCCGAAGAGGACCTATCGCCCCCGTACTACACGAGCGGCCCGAGCGACATGGACCCCGCACGGATCCAGACGTCGAGCAGTTACGGAGGGGCGCAGACGGTGGCGGTCCAGATCGACACGTGGAGCGCCTACCACGGCAAAAAAGAGGTGTCGGCCCTCCAGAAGAAAGCTCTGGACACGTTCCACAGCGCTACGCTGACGCTTGGGGGAGGTCTCAACCTGACCCGGCATAGGGTGGTGCGGACTCGCATACAGGGAGAACCCAACGAATCGAAGATGAACTATCACGGCATCGCCATTCTCGCTTTTCGCGTCCAATTGCCCACGGTGTGATGCATCTTCTCGTAGCGAAATCCACATTCGAGTATCTGGGAGACCTCTACGAGCCGGGGGACTTCCTTCGGAGCAAGGAGGAGGGACAGGTTGGCCCCGAGGAGCGCCCCACTCAGCACTGGCTCTCGACGCGCCTGTGCGAGCGCCCCAACCCGGAGCAGCACAGTGGGATCGAGGACGTGCCGGAAGTACCGGCAGCCCTCTTTGCCCACCACGGGGGCGGGTGGTACACCGTGCTCGACCTCGACGGGGACATTCGCGAGAGCAAGGTACAGGGGCGGGACGACGCCCTGACCGCCGCAAAAGAACATTTCACGTCTGACTCAACCGACTCTTAACCCCCCATGAACATTGAAGCGCAAGGCGCGGCCATTGGATTCTACGCCCCCGTGGGCGGGACCGACACGCTCGTTGCCGCACGGCGCAACCTTGAGCTGTCCGAGGACGCCGATACGCTCGACGCGACCCATGCGGGCAACATGCGGGTCGGTGGTCAGATCGTGGGGGTCGATACGGGAAGCGATGAAATCACCGTCGAGCGGTTCACCACGAAGGAACTCCAGCGCGGCCAACGAGGGGAGATTACCGGGTCCACTGGGAATGACGGAGACTACACGTGGCCTGCGTCCGGCGTCACCGACAACGGGAACGGCACGCATACGATCAGTCTCAACGAGAGCATCGGCGACTCCGCTACCGATGGCCTTCTCTACGTCCCTTCGCCCCACGGGAATCGAGTGTACAAGTACAACTACAACGAGTGGGGCGTCTCGCTTGAGAACGTCCTTCTCATCGATAAGAACACCGGATCGTTCGAGACCTCCCACAACGCCCTCGTGGAAGCGAAGCGGCACGGAAGGGTCATCGGCGTGAAGATCCGATACCCCAATACCGACGGCTCGGACCCCCGCGATGAGGGGGATGCGATTATCGAGGAGCACACCCTGACCTCCCCCTACGACGAGCTGGCGACCGTATCGATTAGTGCTACCGGACACGGGGGGCTCACTCGCAGCACGTAACCTCCCCAGTCTCCTCTTCTGCTTCTCTCTCGTACTGACACACGCCCCCTCCCATGCCCGACGAAGTGCAAGGCGCAGAGATCGGCATTTACGTTCCCGTGTCGGGAACTCTAACTCTTGTTGCCGCACGGCGGGACTTTGAGCTGTCGGAGTCAATGGACACCCGCGAAGTCACGTCCACTAAGGCCGGGACTTACAAGGAGTTCACGCCAGGAGCGCAAGAGTGGGAAGTATCCCTGTCGACGCTCCTCCTTATCGACGCGGCGACTGGGGCGCTCGAAGCGTCACAGGCAGCCCTCCAAGACGCCCACCGGAACCAGAAGACTATTGCGATAGAAGCTCGGTATCCAGGTGGGACCAAGGACCAAGGGGACGCCCTGATTACAAATGTCACTACGGCGGGGAACTACGACGAAGTCGGGACCCTTGACGCGAGTTTCCAGGGGACGGGTCCCATCGTTCGCGTGTAACTAGCAACCGTTCGCCGGGCCTCCGCGCCCACTCTATCGCACCACACCCGTATCTACCTATGGCATCGCCCACCGAAAAGCTCGTACCAGTCACTCTCTCTTTCCTGTCCATCGTGGACGGGGAGCCGACCGAGGTGGAGGAGGAGTGGTACGCCTACTTCACCATGCGCTCCATGAGCGAGATGTACAAGCGTCTCGACGTACCGGAGAGCAAGGCCAAAGAGCTCGCCGAGCAAGCGAAGGACTCCGACGACCCCGAACAGGCCGCTGGGGACATGCAGGATGAGGTCCTATCGGACGTAGAGACAACGGAGTTCGAGGCCAACATTTTGCTCGTGTGGGCCGCGTTCCAGTGGCACGCCCGCCAGAAAGGGGTGGATCTCACCATCGATGACATCGGGGACAGGATTACCCCGTCCAACGCAGAGTACCTCATCACGCAGGTCATGCGCGCGCTTGAGGCGTTCCAAACCGGGGAGGTGCCTTCCGAGGAAGAGATCCAAGAGCGGAAGGAGGAGGACGAGGAGGACGACACAGTGGGAAAGGAACGACCCAAGAGCGGGCCCGAGACTTTCTCCGCCCGATAGTAGACACGATGGGTCTGTTTGCCCGAGCAACAGGGGGGCTTGGGTGGACCCCCGACGAGTATTGGAGAGCGCAGCTTTGGGAAGTGCATCTGGCCCTCGAAGGGCACCACAAGGCGAAGGGGCGAGAGGACTCGCGCCTCGCGGCGTGGATGGTGAACCCCCTCGGGGCGCTGTGGAGCGACGACTGGGACCGTCTCAATCCCAGCGACCTGTTTGACCCCGAATACGAGCCCCCTACTAAGGAAGAGATCGACCAAGAACGCGAGGCCCTTGCAAGTGACTTTCCCGCCACCCTTGATTAGCCTTCATGGCGTCCGCAGGAAGCCTCAACGAGATCGCGGAGATTTTCGTCTCCCTTGGGCTGTCTACGGACGGGATGGACGATGCGAAGAGGGAGATCAAGGGAAAAATGAAGGGGATGAGCCGCTCGATGAAGCGGAGCGGGCGGCAGATGACGACGTACCTTACGGCTCCGCTCGCCGCGGCGTCCGCCGCCGCAGTGAAGACGGCTGCCGACTTCGATAAGCAGTTCGCGAAGATTAAGGGCCTTGTGGACGCGGGGGAGGACGTGGACGCCCTCAAGTCCAAGGTGCAAGACCTCGCCGGAGAGACGGCTAAGGCCCCGCAGGAACTCGCCGAAGCCCTCTTTTTCGTGGAGTCGGCGGGGTTTCGTGGGGAGAAGGCCATGAGCGTCCTCGAGGCCTCGTCCAAGGCCGCCGCCGCAGGACTGGGAGAGACGAAGGAGGTGGCCGATGCGGTCACGTCTGCCGTAAACGCCTATGGGAAGGAGAACCTGTCCGCATCTAGGGCCACCGATACGCTCGTAGCCACCATTCGGGAGGGCAAAGTAGAAGCGAGCGAGCTTTCATCCTCCCTTGGGCGCGTCATTCCCACTGCCGCAGAGATTGGGGTCGAGTTTGAACAAGTCGGGGCGTCCCTGGCCGCCCTCACTCGCGTTGGGGCCAACTCCCGCAGGGCAGTCACGTCGCTTCAGGGCGTGATGAAAACCCTCCTCAAGCCCACCGACAAAGCTGAGAAACGGCTGTCGAAGGTGGGCCTTTCCGTTGCCGGTTTGAGGCGGGAGGTGGCGGACGGAAATATCATCACCGTCCTCCAGAGGCTGAAATCCGCGTTCGACGGGAATACAGAGGCAATCAGCGACGTCTTCTCCAACGGGCGCGCCCTTCGGGGCGTCCTCGGGATCGTAGGCAAGAGCGCGGAGGAGGCCCGAGGCATTATGGAGCGAATGGCCGACACGTCTGGATCGACCGATCAGGCGTTCGAGACGATGAGCAACACCCTGTCTTTCAAGCTCTCCCAGGCGTGGCAAGAGCTGAAGGTCGTCGCCATCGAGTGGGGCCGGTACGTCGGGGCGTCCCTCATCCCCATCATGCAGTCTCTTACGAGCGCCCTCGGGGCCCTCACGTCATGGTGGCAAGGGCTTTCCAGCACGATGCAGAGCGTCATTGGAACGTCTGCCCTCGTGGTGGGAGCGATGGGGCCGATCCTGTGGATCATTGGGTCGCTCGTCCCCGGCATCTACGGCCTCGTTACTGCCGTAAGCTCCCTGTCTGGATCGTTCGGAGTGCTCCGGTCGGCAGCCGCGACCGCGTGGGCCGCCGTGACGGGCCCGGTAGGGCTCACCATCGCCGCAATTGGAGCGGTGGCCGGGGCGGTGTACCTCATCATCGATAATTGGTCGGCCCTCTCCACGTTCTTCTCCGACCTCTTTAGTGGAATCGGGAAGATGATCAGGGGCTTTGGAACGGGCGTCGTCAAGTTTTTCTCCTTCGTGGGGCAGAAAATCCGGAAGGTGCTGATCGACGCCGCGACGGAGGTGCTGGCAGGGATCGATTCGGTACTGAGTAGCCTGGGGATTGATACGTTTCGGGACAAGGTGCAGGGGGCAATCTCTTCCCTCACCATGATGTCCAACGACGCCGCCGCCCAAATCCACCGGACAAAGGAGGAAGGGCGGGCGGCGTTTGAAGAGATGTCGGAAGGGGCCGGGGAGTTCGCCGGAAACGTGGTGGACAAGACGGGGACGG